GCTTGCGTCTTGGTTGAAGGACCAGTGGCTACACAGCACAAAGTGGCGTGAAGGAAATAAGGGTGGACACGGAATCCATAAGTCCGCTTTTGCTAAGGCTTACGGAGACCAAGTAGCTCCTACAGACCCTAATGCTGATCCAAATGCTATGGATAATGCTGGTATTCCACCGGAGCTTTCTGGTGAGGAACTACATGGTATTTTTGTAGTTATCTGTAAGGACTGTGGGAATGACCCAGCAGAAATGCAGCACATGATGTCACAGGATCATCATAATTTTGATGATATCCTTGATCAGGAGTTTGGACAGGCTCCTAAGGTTGATGCAGGGGCGCAGAATGACATGGCTCCTAACGAACTACAGGTTGCTAAATCTTTCGTAGATATCATGCGTAAGGGTGGAGACACCGTAGATAAGCTTCTAGAGGTTGAAGAACTTCTAAATAAGAACCAGCCTAACATGCGTAAGGCTAATAACGAAGACTTTATGGCAGCAATGACAGCACTTCAGATTGGAATTGCAGACGCCGTACAAGGTGAGGACTTAGAAAAGACCGAAAAGGATCTAGACGAAGTTCTTATTGACTTTAGCGGCTGGCTACAGAACTTTGTAGGTGCTGGACATTACTTTGACTATGACTTAGAGCTAGCAAAGAACGAACCCCTTGAAAAGGGTTGGCTTCCAGCAGGCACATCTAAGGGAGATTTAGCAGATGGAGATTTTGCATGGATTGCTCATGACAAAAATCTTCCAGATTCCGCAAGGCGCAAGATGCCATATAAGGTCCATGGAAAAGTGGATCCTGATGGTTGGAAGGCTGCTTGGGGAGTTGCTAATGGCGGTATGGGTGGCATGGATACTTCAGGCGGCCCATCCATTGATGCAGTAAAGGCTAAACTCCTTAAGGATAAGCCGAAAGATGTAAATGTTAATCCAGACTTAAAGAAGAGTTCGGATGCTTCTCTTGAAAAGAAGAAGTGTAAGACTAAACTTAATAAAAGACTAGCGAAGGGAATGGCTCCAATGGATCCAAATAGTGCAGGCGCAGGGGATGGTGGGTCGCTTAAGGGCGCTACCGTAGAGTCTCCTGACGGAAAAAAGTGGCTTGTTATCGGTCAGAGTGGAGATAGTTTAACTCTCCGCAGCGGGTCAGAGTCAGCAACTAAGTCTGCTAGCGAAGTTAAGGTCGTTAGTCAGCCGATGGGTAAGGCTATGCCTCCCGCTCTTGCTGAGGCTCTTAAGCGCAAGCGACTTGGTGGAGCACCGGCACCGGATGCAGCAGCACCGGATGCGGCAGCACCCCCAGTAGCAGACCATACTCATCCAACTGATACTGGGACCCACACAGGTCCCCCAGTTGCAGCAGATGCAGCACCAGAAGGTCATGAGGGTGCACCAGCCGAGGGTGGAGAGCCCCCGATGCACCAGTCGCATGAGGCAGCTGCAGGAGCAGAAGCCCCAGAAGGTGGAGCACCAAGTCCAGCAGAGGGTGCAGGATCACGTCTTGCGGCTCTATTGGCAGCAGCACGAAAGAAGAAGGCCGAAATGGCAGCCGGTGGAGCAGGCGCAGAGCCAGCACCGTTCGGAAAGATGGCAAAGTCAGCTGAGCCTCTTAACGCCGCTAAGCTTGACCGCTTGCGTGAAACACGAAGTTTTCTTGAAAGTGTACTAAACTATGAAGCAGAAGAGGCTCCGGCTGAAGTTGCAGAGCAGTCACACACTGAAGAGAATAACGCTTATGAGGCACAAGCCCCGGAAGCGGAATACGACACAGACAATACCGAAGTCGAAAAGGACGTACAGGAGGGTACTATGAGTGATTCAGAAGTAACTATGGATCAGGTTATAGAGGCCATCAACGGACTCGGTGAAGAGGTAGACGGCATCCTTGCTCAAGTAGAGGAGTTCGGCACTCTCGGTTCAAAGCTCGATCACATTGGTGATCTTGCGAAGTCATTTGACTCCACCGAGAGAATCGACGTTCTAGAGCAGGCTGTTGAGCGCCTTACTGAGGCCCTTGGTGTCTTCACAGACACAGCAGAGTCAGTTGAGACTCTAACAAAAAGACTAACCGCGCTGGAAGATCAGCCGGGAAGTTCAACGGCTGCTTCGGTAGATGCGGGCGATCAACTGATCGCTAAGGCTGATACCACAGAGGAGCCACTATTCCAGCGAACATGGGGTTCAATCTTCTAATCTGAAGGTTTTAACAACGTATTATAGGAGGAAACTATAATGTCAGATCTAAATGAAAGACTAGAGGCACTTGAAAAGGCTGCCTACACAAATGCCGGTGTTATCAACGCTGGTACTAACTGGGCAGATGCTACGCCACCTGCACAGTCACTACGTGGACAGTTTGGTGCTGGTTCCGCAGAGGTTATGCTAACCGATGCAGAGCGTCAGTTCCTTGTTGACCGCGTTATTGACGAGTCAACACTACTTAAGTCAGTACGCAAGCTTACCATGAATCGTTCACGCGTGGAGATTCCTCGCATGAGCCTCGGTAGCCGAGTTATGCGTGCATCGCATCCGGGTAGCCACAACGAGTCATACCCGTACTACGCACAGGGTCAGCCCCCATATCAGGCTGGCGGCGTGGGTGCCGACCTTCCGACCGCTCCGGGCACGCTTAACGGCGACCCAGTTGGTCTTGAGACAGGCGCTACGGAGCGACTAGTTGTTCCTGAGTTCAGCACCATCGTTCTAACATCAAGCAAGCTCGTATTGCCGTGGGCAATCACAGAAGAGTTTCTTGAGGACAACCCGGAGCAGGGTGCCGCTGAGCAGCGCATTGCTACGATCATGGGTATTCAGGCAGCTAACGACCTTGAGGACCTAGCTCTCAACGGTGACGAGGCTAACACTGACGCCCTTCTCCGTGCTAACGACGGATATCTAAAGCAGGCCGTACAGGCCGGTGGTAACATCGTTCCTGCACTAGGTGCGTTCACAACCAACTCATTCGAGACGGTTCTACGTGCTATGCCTACTAAGTACCGACGTAACCTACGTCAGCTACGCTTCATCGTTCACCCAGACACTTGGATGGACTATGTACAGAGCATTGCTGCACGTCAGGGTAACATGGCGGACCAGTACCTAAGTGGACTTGTTGGAGACCCTACCTATGGCGGAATTCCGATCATGGCTAGCCCCTTCATGCCCGACCCAACAGTAGTTAGTGCTACTGACGTTAACATCCTACTAACACACCCAGATAACCTTATCTTCGGTGTTGAGCGTGAGATGAAGATGCGAAAGACAATGGACGGCCAGAACGCCATCTATAACGACGAGCGCTACTACGCTCTGCACTTGAGGTGTGACTTCAAGATCCAGAACCTAGAGGCAACAGTTGCTGGTCGTGCACTAAACCTACGCACACCGTAATCTAATCTAGAAAGGTAGTTGTTATGGCTATTCCAGAACAGCTAGCTTCCGGTCGAACAGGGTGGCACGGCGATCAGGCCGTGTCACTCCGTTCGTCACTTGGGGCGATGCGAACATTAGTAAATGATATACGAACACAGCATAATGCATTGTGCACTAAGCTAGATGCCGATGCTACAGTTCCGGGCGCGCCCGGATTTTGGGCTACGTTCCAGACTGCCGTACCTGCTGCCGCTGCCTCAACTATCAATCTTGAGCATGTAGCAAATGGTGGGTCATACACCCATGGGGATGATGCAGTTAGACTGCGTGTATTCCTTCAGGGTAATGGTACTCTATTGGCTGATCTTATCACTAAGCACAACCTTCTTGTAGCTGCTCTTGATGCGGCTGTACTTAGCTTAAATACCTATGTATCAGTGGGTGCAGCAACGGATGCTTCTGGCAGTGTAAGTGCACTAACGCACTTTGCACAGGGTGCTAGTTCTACACATGGTGATGCAGGAGTACAGGTTAAGCTTCTTCTTCAGGGCGGAAACGACCTAAAGGCTAAGCATAACGCAACTCTGACAAATCTAAACCTTGATACAGTTCCTACGGATAACAACTATGTAGCATTGCTAACAGTTTCCGCGCCGAATATGTAAGATAGGATAAGGAGTAAGTGAAATGTCGTTAGTATTAGTAGGAGCAAACTCGTACAGCGTAGTTTATGTTGACGAAGAGGGTGTCGAGAGACGAGCAATGGTCAAGAAAGGTCAGACCATTGACGGACTACCCCTTTCTGATAGTGAGCTAGAAGAGCTTAAGTCAGCCTTTTTGCTAAATGGTAATACTCCAGTTCCAGTGTTTGTGGAGCTAGAACATGCTCCGGGACATCCCAGCAGGCATATGCAGGCCGGGACCATCGGAAATCACGCCATTAAGGAACAAAAGGCAGCAGCTGAGGCCGAGCTAGGGACTGCTCCTGAAGCTCCGGTTGAGGTACCCGTAGAATCACCCTCTGTGGTGGTCATCGAGGCAGTTGTAGAGGAAGTTGTAGAAGAGGTACCAGCCGAGGTTGCAGTAGAAGCCCCTGTGGAGGAAAAAGCCCCTAAGGCTCCTACGCAGGCTAAGAAGGCAAAAAAGTCGAAGAAGTAATTTGAGGATGGCGGCTAACTATGTATATGACCGGGGATGAAGTACGAGCCTTATCTAGGCGTCTACCCGAGATTATCAACGCCACCGATGAAGAGCTATCATTCTGGATGGATGAAGCTTTTGATGTACTAAATAGTTACTGCCAGCAGGACTTTGTTTACGAAAGGCAGGTAACCAAGACCGTCCGAGCTACCACTGGGACGCTTGTTTACCTGCCTAAAGTTCTTTCTGGGGAGGTAACTCTGGCTGATGACTGCGGAAACACTTTCTACAGTACAACCACCTCACTCAACGATGGGTGCAGAACTTCTACTACTGTAGAACTTTTTCCGGGGAATTTTGTACTAGGATACTACAGGTACAACCAGCAGTACCCCGGTAGAGGCCCTCACACACTCCACGTGACCGGAGACTGGGGATTTGCACCTACTAGTGAGGGTTTACTGATTGACGGCGTAAACTCCCTTAAGGCGGCTTACGAGAAGCACAGAGTTAGTACGGTAGCGCACAACCAAGCAGACACACTGAATCCTATCCTATCTGCAGATGCCAGCTTAGTACCAACCAACACAATCACTGTAACTAGCGGATTTGACCTTACATCCGTAGCTATCTTACTTAATGAACTAAAGGGCGCAATAAACTCCCACTTTGGAGATTTCGTAGTTCATGTAGCTGCAGATACCAATACTTCTGTACTTCCGGATGTTACTGATGTAGCTTCTGCATGGGCACTTCTGGTGGACCTCAAGGGTAGATTCAACGCACATATTTCTAACCTAACTTACCATATTGAGACAGATACTGCTAACTTGGTCAAGGCTAGTGCTGATTTAGAGGGCTCTGTAATGCCTAGGCAGATCCGTAGGGCGTTCCTTAGGCTCGTACAGCGTATTGCTATCAGGGACGACGCGGAAGATCATAGGCAGATTAACAGCCCATACAGCACTGAAACCCTTGGTGATGGCTACAGTTATGACCTCAATAACGGTACGCTACGAAATCTTTTGAGGCCAGAAGAAGTACATATGCTCCTACCGTACGTTAATAGGGGTAGGATAGTTATATAATGAGCAGAGTTCACTACATGCAGGACAGAGTTAAAATCTCTAAACGTATTGCTCACGTTACTCGGGGTATAGTGGAGAACGTGACTAGAGGATTAGTAGAAGACAACCCTACAGACTTTCCAGAAGAGCGCATCGAAGAGACAGATTGGATCCCTGCGCGTCTTAGGGTGCCCGCTGGAGACGAGGAAGTAATCGAAGGGGGAGCTAGAATGAACCTCAAGATTATTTACGAGTTAGTTATGTACGCTTGGGATATAAATGGCGATGAAGTGTGCCCTCAACAGTATGATGAGCTTGTCATCCAGTACAAGCGTGATGGTGAGCACACCGGAGTATCTGCCCGACTAAGAATTACAGGTACAATTAAAGAGGTACGAAAGCGTAATAAACTTTATAGTTATGTTATGCCCGTCAGTATTGACACGGAGTTTTAAAATGACAACTGTTGTTGGATCATATGAGGATAACGTTGCTTTTTCACAGCAACGCATTAACGCTATGATGCGTCAAACAGTGGATGAATCTTTGGATAAGATTAAGGAACTTGTACAGCACAAGATTGAGAAGTTTTCGGATTCTGGAGACCTTTGGAAGTCAGTGAAGAGGTCAGGACCAAGAAGGATCAGTACGGATGTCTGGGAGGGTAAAGTATACTCCGACCTTGAGTATACTCAGGCTATCGAGTACGGATGGGGACCACGCTTTGTAAAGCCTAAGAGGAAACTGGCCCTAAAGTTTGATTGGGTAGACCTCAGTACAGGAAAGAGCGCCTTTTCTCAGGGTCACTGGATTGGGGCTTTCGGGGGCCACCACATGTTTTTGAAGTCCCAGACAGAGTTTGATAAGTTTTACGCTGAAGATATCGCCAAGAATAATGCCCGCATATACCTACACACTGTTGACGCAGGTATAAGTACTATAGTTATTTAACTCGCTAGCCCAAGGGAATAAGATACACTTAATAGGTACCAATTTGTATGAGTAATATATATACATCATCTGCTAGCAGTGCCGTACTCGGAGACTTGTACGCGCTTCAACAGTTGATTTATGAGTCACGTATTGGTAGCTCACGATTTTATCTGAAGCTGGAAGAAGGGTCATTCCAACGTCCATGTTTCTATATAAAGCTCATAGAATCATCAATGGTTCCGAGAGTGAAAGAGTTTAGAGGGATATCTTCACAAGTTATGGTGCAGTACTTCACAGATGATTTTTACGACGCACACGTGGTTGCTACGCAGCTACAAATGCTTCTGTCTGGCGCACCTGTGGGTAATGACGTAATATTACCAAGATACGATTTTTCTACAAATCCACCTATCAAGCGCTCAGTTTCAGGCTGGGACGGAGATAATACATTTGTAGGAGGAGGGACGATGGGCGCACGTATTGACCCATCTACCATAAGTAACGGTGGAATACTTCAAGAAGACAATAGAGAGTGGAACGCTCCTATTACTTTCACGATGTACTCTCCAATGCCCACTTGGCAGGATTACCCGGTTATTGAAGATGTTATTTTCGATTTTTTGACGGGCACCCCTGTTTTGGCTCAGATACTAAGTACTTGTGCACGTGGGGTTCCGTCCGTCGAACTATCTATTGAATAAGGAGAAAACAATGGCTAAAAGTGGAAAAAATACGGCAGCTAAGAAGGCAGCACCTCAAGCACAGGTAGAACCTGCTTGGGATAAAGCTACTTGGATGTCACTTTCAAATGTCCGCTTAGGCGTTCCCGCTTTTGTGGTAGCTGGTGCACTTCATGCCCGTGCTGCTCACGTAAAGCTTACAGAAGCTGAAGTACGGCGTTGTTTACAAGATTTTCTAAATCAAAGTCTATAAACATAGTGCTCAGTAAAACATTAACGGTATAATATAAATATAACTAGCCATTAAGGAGAATTATAATGGGAGGAAAGTGGTCACCACCCCCTAATCTACCGATTAGGCCAGGCGGATATATTAACTTTGAGTCTTCAGGCTCAACTCCAATCGAACCCGGTGATTTCGGACGCGTAGGTATGCCAGTAAGGGCAACTTGGGGTCCAGCAAATGACTTTGTTGAAATCGTAACTGATGCAGAGCGTCGAAGTGTTTTCGGCCCAGTTGCCGGATACGATGACGCCACTGTTGCTGCTCCAGTAGCAACTAATACATCTTGGCTTGTTGCCGAGGCTATTAGAGGTGGCTCAGAGCTAGTAAAAGCTTATCGCATGGTAGGAGCAGGTTCAGCTGCGGCAACGGTCACTCTAAGTGACTGGCTAGCACTGCCTACTCTAGTTCTAGATGCTAAGTATGTCGGTACAAGAGCGAATGGATTTACAGCAACGATTGCTGCAAGCCCTATCTTCACAGGTAAGAACGTTCTAACTATCTCAGAAGGTGGAGTTGCTCTTGAAGAGTGGCTATACCCAACTGATGATGTTGCTAGTCTAGTAACGGATATGACAGACCCCACTAACGGGTCTATCCTTGTCGATGCTTCTCTAGCCCCGGGCGCAAACCCACAGGTAAGTGAAGTAGTGACACTTGATAACTCTGGTGGTGCTCTTACTGCTGGTGACTTCGCCCTAGTTATTAACTTTGGTGATGGAACTCCAGCACAGACAACTCCAGCTATCTTGTTCAGCGCATCTACAGTAGTTAACGTTCAGACAGCTGTAAACACAGCGCTTGTTGCAGGTGGCTACGCCGCTGGTGATATTGTTGTGTCTGGTGGTGCTAACGGTCTTGATACTGCAGCTACCACTCATACACTAACTGCAGCGGTTGGACTAGCTAACCAGAACATTAGTATTACAGTAGTAGATATTGCTCCAGTTGACATTGCTCCGGCACTTCCAGTTGCTCTTGTAGTTACTGGCGGTAAGCGTTCTCCCCTAGCATACGGTGGATTCGCTATGGCTGGTGGACTAAACGGTGCAGCTGCTACGCTATCTGATTACACAACGGCTCTTTCTGCTCTTGAGGCTGAGGGTGGTTTCGACCTCTTTAGCTTCGATGGTGTTAGTGAAGAGGACTTTGCAGGAATCAACGCAGCGGTAGGCGCATGGGCAATCACAAACAACGAGGCAGGGCGTTACGTCATGGCTGTTGTTGGTGGTGGAGCTACTGAGCTTAGCACGGCTGATATTTCGTCAGCACTAAGTAGAACCGCACTATTCGATTCAGAGTGGGTTGTCAATGTTGGAGTTTCAGGTCTAGATGTTGTATCTCCGGGTGGTAACATCCTAAGTCTAACATCTGCACAGTGTGCTCCTAGGGTCGCAGGTATGATTGCTAACGCAGGAATCATTAACTCTATTACGTTTGCAGCACTAACGGACGTAGACAAGGTTAATGGCCCGGTTACTCCCGCTCAGATTGAGCAGCTTATTCAGCAGGGTGTTATCGTGTTCTCTAAGCGTGGCGACTTTATTAGGATTGAAGATGGTATTACTACCTTCATCACCCTTACAGCCGAGAAGGACTTCACCTTTACGCAGGTTCGTGCAGTTAGGGCCATTCAGCAGATTGGTCTAGACATCACGGAAATCGTAGAGCGTGACTGGATCGGTAAGAAGATCAACACTACGTCTGTTAGGGACTTGCTTGTTGCAACCCTTCAGCAGTACTTTTCGTTGCTCGAAGCTCGCGGTGTTCTAGTAGCCGGTACTCAAGTAAGCATTGATGCTAGATACAACAACACTCAGACTAACGTATTCATCTTAGTACTTGCACAGTTCCAGTTTGAACTTAAGCGTGTACTACTGACCGTACGTGTTCCGACCGTAGCATAACGCTAAAGGAGTAAAGAAAAATGGCACTACAAAACCCATATAGCCCAGAGCGTAGCATTTATGGTCGATCAGGACGTGTATTCGCTACAGTACCCGGGCAAGATTCACACTGGCTTGCTAATGTGACGGAGATTAGCGCAACCATGACTATCGACCGTATGGAAGTTAGGCGTGCTGGCGATTTCTTCGTAAAGTACAAGGCTGGTGAAATCACTGGAGAAGGCTCACTTACCTTTGATAAGGTAAACTCTGACTTCGATAGTCTATTCATCAACTATATCAACGGAGTGGATGCTAATGGTCAGCCTCTATCTAATAGGGCTCTCCCAGTATTCAACCTAATGATTAACCTTGAGGACCGTGGTATTCCGAACATTCAGTTCGATACAGACGGAGAGGCCGTTTCTGGTCACGAGTCAATCGTGCTACAGTGCGTCAACTTCTGGTCACTACCTCTAGGGTACAGCATGACGGACCTACTTTCACGCAGCATGGACTTCACCTTCACAGGTATCCAGATGATGCGAGCGATTGTTGATCCGCCAAATATCAACGTAGATGAGTGCTAAACACACTCTAAGCTGGTAAAACTTATAAAGGGTGTTGGACATAGTTCCAGCACCCTTTATTTATTATACCCGTGGAAACTATGGTATAATAAAAGTAGTACACTCAATATCAACGCGCTTAGGGAGCCCGAATGAGTACAAAAGATGTAACGAGGGATGCGGAAGCTACCCCTGCAGACAACGAAGAAATTATCGTTGATATCACAGACCAGACAGAGCCAGAGCGCCAGATGACGGCCCTTCAGGTTCTGCTTAGTGCAAAGCCAGTACGTCAAAGTGCGAAGCTGCGTATTCGCAAGCGTGACGGCCTACCACAGGACCTAGTTCTAACTATCAAGTCACTCACTGACTCGGAGTTTAAGAGCATCGGTGAACAGGCAGAGCAGCCTACAGGTAGCCGTAACGACCGCCGTAGGGCACAGAAGGGTGGAGAGAAGGAAACTGATAACAATCTATTCCTTCGCCTTATCGTGTCTCACGGTATCCTCGACCCTAACCTTAATAGCCCAGAGGTTCTTGCAGCCCATGGAGCTATCAGTGGTGAGACCATCGTTCAGCGCATTTTCCTTCCGGGTGAAGTAGCTAAGATTGCCGAAGAGATTATGGCACTATCTGGCTGGGATGATCAGGCTGTGGAGCTTGAGGATTTAAAAAACTAATAGAGACAAACGGATACGCACAGTATCTTCAAATGTGTACCCGTTTGTTTCATTTGTCTATTGAAGATCTTTATAAGCAGTTTAATATGCATGACCATAGGTGGCCCAATAACCTACCGCCGCCACCTAACCCAGACCGTTTACAGCAGTTCTATTTTGCTATGGTTGATGTCACAGTTAGCCAGATGAATAAAGAGAATTCAGGATCAGACACTTCTACTAACTCCCGTCCACCAAGACGAAGAGTTTAGAGCTAGTCTCACCGTAATGTGAGACTAGCTCTATAATTTTATTGAGAACTATTTTTCTTCTTACTGGGTCAAGCTGTTCAGGCATTTTAGCATGTTTTGAACTATTGCACTTAAAACAAGACGACGCAACATTACTATACCTATGTGCGCCTCCTTTAGACTCTGGAATAATATGGTCAAAGCATATGTCTAGGACACCATCAAATATCTTTCCACAAAGGTAACACGTATGTTTATCTCTACATGCAATCTTTTGATAGTCAACTTTTTCATAGTTGAGATTGTTTGATCTTCTTGCCTTTTTTCGTCGATGGTATTCTCTACTATACAACTTTCCTTCTATAGTCTGTCTCCGTGCTTGGGCCTTTTCTTTTATCGCACCACTATGTTCATCGTAATATTCCTTTTTGTATTTTAGGATATCTTCCTTACGTTTCTCGTAACTTCGTTTGCTGACATCCCTGTATTTTTCTGGTTCTCGATCTCGATTTGAGTAAACTCTATTCTTTACTCTATCCACATTATCCTTATAATACTTCTTATTTTTAGTTTTTACCTTTTCTTTATTATCCCCATAATACTGTTTAGAGGCCAGTTTTCTACACTCTTTACACGTAGAGTATAGACCATCTTTGCTAGCTGCTCGTTTATGGTACGCGCCAAATGGTTTAACTTCGGTACATACTAAACATAGTTTTTGTTCATCTGATTCCATACTCTTATTATACCACAAACACGAAAACTACTTTGGTCCTAAGTCTACTGCATAAAAGTGGTATAATTCTTGTATAGCCGCGCCCAACTTAACTAGGTAGTATTTTGGCAACTAATAATGTATCCATAGTCTATACAGCCATTGATAAGGTGTCTAAGAGCGCCAAGTCGATGATCTCTACCTTGACTAAGCTTGAAGATACTATGCAGAGCACTGTGAAAGCCAGTGATAGGGCTAATCGCGCACACAATAAGCTATCCCCAAGTATTGTTCGTGCTTCCGAATCAGCAGATGCGTATACTAAAATTCTTAAGAAGCAAGAAACTGCTATTAAGAATATATCTGATGTTACTAGCAACCGCTTTAACCAAGCCATGAAAAGGTCCAAAGAACTCTCTAAGCAAGCTGGTGCAGAGGTTTCTAAGATGTCTAGTGAAGTAAATAAGGCGGCTAAGTCTAATAAGGCATCCCTAGATAAGCTTACTGGCTCACTTACTGACTCACAAGAAGCCCGAAGAAAGTGGCTTATTGAACAGCGGAAGGCAATTTCTGCCCAGCAGGACGCTGTAGAGGCAATCATTAAAGAAAATAAAGCAATAGATGATTATATTGATCGTCAGAGTGGCGCTAAAAAGGCTCTTGAAGACGCAAAAGAGGCCAAGCGTAAGGCGACTAAGGCAGATAAGGACTACATCAAAGCTTGGGAGGCTGGAGAGAGGCTACAGGAAAAGTGGCGTAAGAAGGCGGCTAAGGAGCAGTCAGCCCTAGACGCAGCAGAAAATGCTAGAAAGGAGGCATTGTTTCAGAAGCAGTTGAACCGTGATTGGAAGCAACTGCAGTCCAACCTACAGCTTGTTAAGTCCTATACTGCTGCGTCCAAGGATATGGAAAGTTCCCTGAGGTTGATCACTCAGGCAGCAGATGAAAATACTCGTAGTGTTCGTAGAAATGCTAACGAAGTAAGTAATCTTTCCAATCTTTATGGGAAGGACTTCGTCAGCGCACAGAATAGGGCTGCAGCATCCCTAGATATGACGAAAGCTAGAAATGACGAACTAATAAGTTCTGCTCGAAGTATGAGAGAGAACTATCTATCTATGAATGATGGGTTATCAGACAATATTTCCGCCCATAGGGAACTTCGCGCACACATAAATGGTAATGTAGCCAGCCTGAGTCAGTTGATCTCAAGCCTACAGGGGTCTAACTTAGCTCTAAGGACTACTCGCAAGGATTTGGATAACATAGAGCCTGCGCTAAAGAAATCCGCTTTTAGCATGGAAAACTTAACCATGCACGCTAGGAACTTTACAAAAAATCAGCCAGCCATATCTAAGGCTATGCGCGCAGTAGCTGATACAAGCTTCTTCCGCAACGGAGTTATTGCAGGTCTTAACTTCTTTGAGATGCAGTACAAGATTCTAGGTATTCTACCCCTAGTAACTGTTGCCATTGGTGGGCTGAGTGCCGCCATGGGCTCACTCGGTGCAGGTGCTTTCGCAGTTGTAGGGTCTCTGAGCCGACTCGCAGGAGCATTGGCTATACTCCCCGGGCTATACGCTGCAGTAGGTGCCGGAGCTTTAGGCATGAAAAACATCATGTCTGGGTGGATTCAGCCTGCCGTAACGGGAGCAGCACAGCTTAAAATTCTAGACCAGCAACTTGCAGATGCCAATGCAAAGGCAAATGCGGCAAGTAAGAAGGTCAAGGCTGCTACTACATCAACCACAAAGACATTCGGGCAGGCATCAACACAAACCTCCGGTATGCGTGCTACCGACACTAAGGGCACAAAAGATAAAGCTCTAAAATCTGAACTCGCCTCACAGCAGCAAATTGCGCGTATTGAGGCACAAAGAAAGTTACTTCTAGATAAGATGCCTCCTAGGTGGGCAGAGATTAATGACGCCGTTCTAGAACTAAAGAAGAACTACAAGAATCTTTGGCAGGGTGGAGAAAGAGGTCAAGTTACCGCCCAAGCTATCCTTGATGTAATAAAGCAGTTAAATATTGCTGTAAAGAGCGACGAGCTAAAAAGCATCGTAGCACGGTATGCCCAGCTATACGCTTACATTGCTGATCTGCTTAAGAGCATCAACACTCCGAAGAACCGACAGGCCCTTGCAGACCTTTGGATTGGGGCGATTGATAATCTACAGAAGTTACTAGGGTTTATCAAGGTTTTAGGGCCGTACTTCAATGCTTTCATGACTCAGGTGAACTGGTTCACTAGTACTGTCCTAACTACTCTCACTAAGAAGGTCGATGGGGCTAAGTACTCGGCAAAAGACTTCGGAAAGTCAATGCACAGCTTCCTACAGCGCTCTCTTAGAAGCTGGGGACACCTATGGGCAATAATTAAGAACCTAGCTAGCGCCTTTGGTATTATCAGCAAGAAAACTGGTGATATTGAAAAGGGTGGAGATTTCATTACCCGCTTTGAAAAGGGTGCGGAGGGTGTATCTGCACAGTTCAAAAAGTGGGCACAGCACCTAAAGGCGTCGGATGTTAGGAAGTACTTTGACGGTAGCACTAAGATTCTAAAGTCCATGGGACGCGTGCTACTTAAAGTCGTCCAAGCTATTGGTGGGATGGCCGCCAACAAGAAGGCTGTTGCAAGTACTGTAAAGTTCTTTAATCTCCTAGGCACAGCTATTGGAAGATTTGGTAAGTACATGGCCAAAGCAGTTGGTGGTGGCCTTGGAGATAAAATGACCAACTTCGTCTCCAACCTACTTGACTCCTTTAAGGGTAAGGGTGCTGGACTTAACCGAGCTATTGGTAACGTTATTGATATGATGAACGGACTTGTAGCTGTATTTGCTGCCATGCCTCCTTGGGTTATGGAGTTATTTGTCACCTTAAACTTGGGTGCTATGGCATTAGGCTACACTCTAGGAGCACTTATTTCTCCACTTCTTAAGGTTGGCGGCGCTGTAGAGTACATAGCCAAGAAGTTTGGACTAGTGAAAACAAGTGCCCAACTAGCTGAGGAAACAGTTAAAGATAGTTCTATCCTAAAGTTGACCGATAGGGGTAAGGCTGCACCTAAGGCGTTAGCGCGTGGGGTTCGATCACAGGGATCAGCCATGGGTGGGCAGATTAAAGCTGGCGCTCAGTCACTCCATTCAGGAGCTAAGGATACAGCTTTCGCTAAAGAGTACGCTATGAGTAGGGAGCAGTTAGGTTATGGGCCTAACAAGGGGTCCAGAACGCTATCCACCA